ATTCTGACTCCCAGCACATATGTAATGATTTATCGAGCGAAGACTTAGACCCGTCCAACCCAATGCTTCATCTCTGGATATTTTACTGTAAGATGATCAACCCAAACCTTCGCAAGTTCATATGAAAGAGGTCCTCCCCGATACACGGTCTCGTTATTCGTGTAACTATAACAAACACAATAGAACTCAGACATTTTAACTTTCTGTTGAAATTTGAACAATCTGCATCAAATTTTTTGGCAGTCATGAAGATTATTCTCCTTTCAGGTTGGGCAGGGTCCGGAAAAGATACAGTTGCCGATTATCTAGTCGCCAAGCACGGATTCAAAAAGTTTGCCTTTGCAAATCCACTCAAGGATCTTGCCGCCAAACTTTATACGTTTCCACGAGAACTTGCAGATTCTCAAGAGGGAAAACGGGAACTCTGGCCCGTAGGGTATTCTAAGAAAACCATCCGACAGATTCTTCTTGACCTGGCACTTTTCGATAAGTCCCGATTCGGAAATGATATCTATGCGAATGAAATTGCCATGCTGATTGCGAAGGAGTCGCCCGATTCAAATATCGTAATTTCAGATACAAGATATTTGAATGAAATCAGGGTGATTCTTGAATTTGCCACAAGAGAGAAACATGGGTTTGATGTATGGCGAATTAATCGCATTGACCAAACTACCTCACCTGTAGATGATATTTCGGAACATCTATTGGACACCTACAATGCAGATGCATTTGTACAGAATCCAGGGGACTCTCTAGAAAAACTCTACGCACTAGTAGAAAATGAGTTGTCACATTCGTAAAATGCGGATGATGTCGTCAACTGGTACATGCGAGCCTAGGCCCCAAGGTGCTGCCGCAACGGAAATGGCCGCACGGCTTGCGCAAATGCAGGCAGAGCGTGGACGACAGGACCAGATGTGGTCTGAGCCGACTACTGTAACTTCAAATAAAACCACCTGCGCAACACCCACTTTGGAAATCGTGAAAACCAAAAATATCCGGCCTCCCTATTAATTTTAAATTGTGGAATAGTAATTACTTCAGATATCGTATGAGGTTGATATTTTGTATTAAACTCTCTAATAATTTGAGAATAGACCCGTTTTTCATGAGACATTTTTTTACATGCATCAGAATTAATAAGTCTCTTTTTCTTATCACGAATCATTTGCTTTAATATACCATGCATTGCCAGTGATTCAGTCGTAAATTCTCTTTTAGACAATCTACCTATCTTATTAAATTCTTTTGTTGTCTTACGAACACTTGCTATCTGCTTCTTAACTTTCTTAAGGTCATCCGCAAAGCCAGGTATTGCTAGGAGTTCATCATAGAGTTCTCGTTTTCTTATATCTTCTCGTTCACGATATTGAACTTGACCAATACCTACAACTTCTTCTGTAATTAAACCTATTCGGCATATGCTACATTGTATTCGTGCTCGAGTCATATAGATAATAAAACACTGCGTGTGAAATGTATGATTACATTCAAGTTCTATTTTTTTCTGCGCTAGTTCAATTAAATCTTGACATAGCGTACAAAAAAGACCTCCAGATACATCCATTTGCTTTTTATAAGGCCGCTCCTTTATGCCTAGGCATAGAGAGAACGGAAGCTCTCGTCACCTACCTCCTTCTTCTTCAGGAACAGTTGGATATGCTCCTTCTTTACCACAAACGGCAGGCTGAAATCCTTGATGTGGAAAGGTAGGTCCTTGCTGTTAAAGATGCGCAGCATATTAATCTTCTGAATAATGCCCTCTACGCAGCGCTTGAGCTGACGGACACCCTTCTCCTCCTTCGCATACTCCTCAATCACAAACTGAAGTACTTCACTTGAGATGCCAACCTTCTCCGTGAGGTTTACCTCCTTAAGAGCTGCGGGAACAAGATACTGCTCCGCAATCGCCAACTTCTCCTTTGAAGAGTATCCCTGAAGCTCAATAACAATCATGCGGTCAAGGAGTACCCTATCAATCTTTGTAATGTCATTGCCACTAAAGACAAACATCACCTTACTCAGGTCAATCGGTACACCTGACAGGTACTTGTCCTCAAAGTCTCCATTCTGTACAGGGTCCGTCAAGTGAATCAACATATTCTGAACCTCCTCACCCTTCGGCGTACCACTAATCTTGTCAAGTTCATCAAACATCAGTACCATTGACATAGACTTCGCCGCTACAAAGGAGTTCACAATCTTGCCGCAATGACTGCTCTCATAGACGAGCTGGTGACCTGTATAGGTCGTAGCATCTGAATCGCCACCAAGGCTGATAAACTGGAAAGGCCAATCGAGCGCCTTTGCAATTCCGTTCTTAATTAGACTCGTCTTACCAATACCAGGAGGGCCTACAAGCAGAAGGCTCATACCACGCGCTCCAGGATTTGCAATCTTGCTTGCGATAAACTGTAGAATCTGTAGCTTTGCCTCATCCTGTCCATAAATCGCATCTACCATGCAACGACGAGCGCGGTCCATGAAGGCACCACATGCTTCTGTGCCATCCTCCAGCTTCACAGGAATCTCCTTGTAGAGGCCAAACGGTACACTCGTTAGCTTCTCAAGCCAGGCGCGCAGTTTGAAGTACTCGCCATTGCCAGGCTCGAGGCTCTGGAGATTGTTATACTTATTCAGTACCATAGCCTGCGTTTCAGTGGGTAGGCTCATTGAGAGAATCTTAAACATGAGTGGTTGCTCTGCTGCCGCGGCAGTTGACTTCTTCTCAAGTGCCTCAATCATCTGCTTCTGCTTAACTTCCGTAAGACCCTTGAACTGGTCAATCTGGTCATCAATCGTATTCTCTTCAACAGGCTCTGTTACCAACTTTACAAAACGCTTTACAATATCAGACTCCTTCTTCATATTGTGACGTTTCGGCACCATACGCTCATCATCCTCCTCAAGAGCCCCAAGTGTGATACTGAATCCACCCTTCTTGAAGATAGGTTCATCATCTTCCTCCTCATCTTCCTCCTCATCATCGTCATCCATTTCATCTTCCTCCTCCTCCTCGTCGTCGTCTTCCTCCTCCTCTTCTTCCTCCTCTTCCTCAGATTCCTCAACTACCTTCTTCTTACGGGAAACTGACTTTGACTTCTTCTTGGGCTCTTCCTCCTCTTCTTCTTCCTCCTCATCGCGATCCCTTGAATCACGAGAACTCGACTTGGTATTCGACTTCTTCTTTGCAAGACGGTGACGAATAGTTTCGCGCGCCTTCTGAGCAGCCTTGCGAGGAGCCTTCTTGCCTAGACGACGCGCAATTGAGGAAACGGGAGCAATCTCCTCACTCGGAGAGGTATCCTCTTCAAAGGAGGAAGTGTCATCATCAAGCTCCTCATCCTCTGTAGATACAATTAGGTCACGAATATTACCCTTACTATCTACACTCTCATCATCATCGTCGGCCCGTCCCTTACGGCGACGCTGCATCTGCGAAGCCGGACGGCCGCGTTGAGCCGTAGTATCCTTTCGAGAAGGCTTGTCATTCTTCTCGGATGAATCCTTATTACTACGATTCTTGTTGCTGGGCATCCTATGCTTTTCCTTCATTTTTGCTTTTCCCTAAACGCAAAAAGGGTGGCTAAGTTGATTCAAGTTTTTGGTTCGCACATTTAGTTTCCGCGATTCTTACGGCTGCGATTCTTACGGTTCTTGCGACTCTTGCCGCCCGCCTGCTTACGATTGCGGCGGCTCTTGCGACCCTTGATGAGGTCACCCACGGCCGCATTGAAGTGAGCCGTAACATTACGACCCGCCTTATTAAAACCACGCGCCGTTACACTAACAAGACCCTTTGCGGTATTTGCAACCGCACCCACCGTGTTGGACGCGGCCATCGCCGTGTGTCCAAAGGGGCTCCAGAGACGTCCCATTAATCCACGAGAACGATTCTTGCGAGTAGGTGCCATTTTTCTACATAGTAAAAATCTTTTTATTCAGGCCTATTTTTGAAGATTATCACGAATATCCATTAGGGCAAATCGGCTCTTTGAAACTAGACTCGGAAAATCTTCTTTGGGCGAATTGAGTATTTCTTCTAGACGCACTCGGAGAACTTCATAGAGTTGTTTACGGAGATTCACAAAGAATCCCGTATTTTTCTTATGAACCACCTTTGACATTTTCAAAAGGCAATCTGCGTATTCCTGAACTTCGTTTACTTTTCCCTCCACCCATCCAAGTCTTGAAATATTACAGATGAGGATTTCAAATGTCTTTTCGAGTGAGGCTAAATCCACTGTTTCGAGAATTACAAGTTCCGCCAAGAATTGGCTGTATCCAAGGCGATATTTCTTTTCAAGATTTCGCTCAATAAACGCCTTATAATTGACAGAGTCAGATTCATCTACATCATGGAAAATTGTTAGGTACGTGTGAAAGAGTTCATTCATCTCCGTCTGAATTACAGGATAGGTTGTTCGGAGTTCACTCAGAAGACGGGCATAGAGCGGACAGAACATATCTTCTGCGGCAGCCTTCTTGAAAACAAGGCGCATAAACTCCTTTGTAAAATCAGTCTGGCCACTATCAAGAATCTGATAAAGGAAGTCACGTACATCTGTAAAGGTTGATGCACTGAATTTATTCAACTTATTTAAGATAATTGTATTAAGAATCGTATCATCAATACCCGCATCTGTATTTTTGAAACGACTCTGATATTTCTGATTCTGTATACCTTGGTTCTGAGCCCCATGATTCTCGCCAGGCGGGGTGTTCTTCCAGCGATTATTTGCTGGCGGTTGAGCCGCCTGTTGGCGTCCTCGCGCCTGAGGGGCATTTCCGGCTATTCCACGTCGCCAGTTAGGAACAATTGTGTCGTTATCATGAAGTTGAGAATCAATTGCTCGTATTCTCTGCATAATATCCTCAGAAACTTGAGGAGCGCGATGTCTTAAAGTAAGAATCGCCTGAATGGTCTCCTCGGTGCTTCTTGCTGAAGCCATCGCTAGTGTATACTTCATTTTCTTTCTTTTAAATCATGCGCACGCGGTCCGTTATCAAATTTAACTCCTCTCTCTTGAAAAAATGGATTTAAAAAGTGAAATGGGTTCTGATGAGTGGCTAAAGCCCCTTGGATTTCAACTTCATGAGACACGTACACTTTTCCTAAAAACAATCAACTCATTAAAAACAACACCCGAAGCCATTCGTGCGATACAAGAACCAATTCACAAGTTGCGGGAAACAGTTCTCATTACAAATGTAGAAAAGGTCAATCGACTTTTTTTTGAACTCAAGGGATTTGAAGAGAAACTTGCCGAGTTTCGTACACAGCCCAAAGAATGGGAGGCAGAGAGTCTCTCACAACTTGTTTTCACACAGGAATGGTCGCGACCCTTAAATGAAGTGCCCTTTTTACTTCCAGCACTCTCTATTTTTAAAATATACGTGGTCCCTTTTTTTGCCGTGCTAATTCCATTAATTGCATGGGTCCTACCGTTTCTAATTCTCAGATTTATCTTCAAGATTCCTATGCCATTTGACACCTATTTGACAACTCTTTCATCAATGTGGCTCGGTGGAAAACTCTGGTCAACTATGAATCTTGGAGAACGAGCGCGTATTCTCTTTCAAACCTGCTGGACGGCCTTTGGAATAATTCAGGGAGTGATTCAACCGGTTCAACAAGCATTCCATATGAAGAAAATAGATGACCAGATTCTTGAACGCGGTCAGTTGTTTCAGCAGTATTCTGCGAAACTCAATGAGTTTTTCGCAATCTATAGTGCTGTAACTGGCAGGAATATCTCATGTCAACATCTAGATATTTGGCCAACAGAAGAACCGCGTCAACTCTATGCCTATGTTCGCGACCACCCCACGGACCTTTCATGGATTACGCACACACTTGCTACGCATGAAATTCAGTGGCGCCTTGCCATCTGTCCCGAACTCTGTTTTGTCAAACTCACTCGCACGCGCGACCCTTCTTGTAAATTAGTCAACTTTTTCGATCCGAGTATACCCGTTGAGAAGAGAGTCACTTCTTCCTTCGTTTCCCGCGGTCACACAGTCTTGACTGGACCGAATAAAGGCGGAAAATCCTCTATCCTAAGGGCACTCCTACTGAATATCTGGCTTTCGCAGACATATGGCGTAGCATTTGCTACGACGGCGACACTCACTCCGTTTGCTTGGATTGAATCTGGCCTTCGTCTTGTTGATCAACCTGGTGCACAGAGTCTATTTGAAAGAGAACTTGCTTTTGCTTCCAAGGTCTTACGGCGTAGCAAGTTATCTGAACAAGGACTTCTTCTCTATGATGAACTCTTCCACAGCACAAATCCTCCCGATGGAACAAAAACTGCCAAGAGATTTTTAGACCATTTATGGATGTCAAACTCTGTTCTAAGTGTTGTCAGTACGCACGTATTTGAACTTGTAGAGAGTTCGCCGAAACATGTACAGCGCCTTTGTGTCCCCGCAAGTCTTTCGGAGTCGGGCATTCGTTTTTCATTTACACTCGTACCCGGTATTTGTAAAGTAAGCAGTGTTGAACAACTCTATAAGAAATTTGGCTTCCCTAGCACGGCTCCTGCGGCCAAACCTAGCACCTTAAGTTAAGATTCCTTAGCAGAAATAATAACAATGACTTCCAGCGGTTTTACGGAATCCCTGACAATCGGTATTACGCTCACGCTTGTCTTCGGTGCCGTCTGTTTCTATCTTTACAGTCGCCTGGTTCAGAATGAGAAGCGTGTTTCACTCATTGAGAGCATCCTGCTCGATGTAAAGATGTCAATGGAGATGGTGGGGCAGAGTCATGGTTCTCATGAAGGCCACGATGAAATGGCTGTTGAACAGGTTGAGGCCGTTTCAGCGCCTGAGCCGCTCAGCCAGACAGATGTAGATAGTTCTGAGGAGGAACTCTACAAGGATGTTCTTCAGCAGGCGGAACGTCAGCCTGAGATGAAGGCGTTCGAGGTGACTGATTCCAAGGTTTCCCCGAAGGCGGATCCGGTTCAGGTGACAAAGGTCAGTCCGACATATGAGTCCATGTCTGTAAAGGAACTTAAGGACCTTGCCAAGAAGCGCAATCTGAAGGTGCCGAGTGGAGCGGGTCGAAAGGAACTCACGGAGGCGCTTCGTAAGGCGGAGGCGCCTGCTGCGCCTTCAGTGCCTGAGGGTGCTCCGCCGGCTGTAGAGGGTGCTCTTCTTGAGGAAGATGCTGAACTCACATCTTAAGAAGATATAGATGGACGCGAAGCTCTTCCGCCTTCCAACGGAACCCTTTTTATATACAAATGTATCTGAAAGCAAATCCAAACAGGCCTTTGTTCAAAGACTAACACCCAAGGGTGTCTATGCGATTGCGCCTGTACCTGATTCACGATTCCCCGGTTGGGCTGCGCCTATGCAGGATGCTGCTATACTGACTGACTACAGAACTCACTGCAGTGAAAATATTCCTGCGGGCATGCAGTACTCAGTTCATCTCTGGTCACAGCGCAATACAGATGCAATCATTGCTCTGTCACGTGAACGTCAGAGTATTAATACTGGAGCCAATCTAGGCTTCGATAATACAATTGTTCCGCCTCCTGCGAGTGTCGTACAGTGCGACGCCTTTGGATGTTCAGGATACATGACAAATCTGAAAAATGGAATCGGTCAGGAGCGTCAAGAGCATCTTCCGCCACTGTTTGGAACATTCAATACAGATGTCCCTCTCCAGACTCAACAAGTTCCTCCAGTGACTCGTCGCTTTGAAGGTGGTCGTAACTCTGCCCGTGGCCGTTCCTTTGAAGCACTTGGTTCAGGCGGCGTTGGTCCTGCGAACCTTGGAGCCACTTTCATACGTGCTGCTTAAGCAATCACTAAATACTAAAACAGAATGAACAAGGGTACACTCTGTTTTGATATTGGAATTAAGAATCTTGCCTGGTGTATTACTACAGTATCAGGTGAGCAGATTACCATTAATGGTTGGGGAAACTATAATCTACTAGAGGAACGCGCCTCAGATGAGGCTGGCGCAAAGGCACCTTCATGTGCTTCCTGTAGTGCAAAGGCACGATTTAGTTCAGCCACTGGTCTCTCGTGCGCACGTCACGTACCTGCGGCTGCTCCTCTTTTAAAAGATGCGAGTGGTAACCTCTTTACAAAGATTCCAGGGGCTCCGCAACTTCGCGCAATTTTGAATGAAAAGGGCGTGAAGCCGATGCCGAAGACAAAGGAGGCCATGGTAGCCGCCGTTCAGGCATTTGCTTCACTACCGGTGGTGAAAGTCAAGGTTCCTCATGCGGCAGCGATTGATGTTGCGCAGATTCACGATGCGATTCGGACTTTTGTTACAAAAGAACTGAAACCTTTTTTTGGGATTCTTGGAGAAGTTCGTCTGGAAAATCAGCCTGTTCTGAAAAATCCGGTGATGAAAACGGTTCAGATGCTTCTTTATGCAACCCTACGGGATGCTTTTCTGAACGCTGGTCATCCGACTATTCCCTTCAAATTGGTTCATGCAGGCATGAAGGTAAAGGGAAAGGCAACTGGAACAGCGGGATATGCGGACCGTAAGAAAGGTTCCGAGGAACGCACAGAAGCCGCACTTATTAAGACAACTGTTGTCCGAGGAGCAGAGTGGTTGGCTTTTTTTAAGGGGAATAAAAAGCGTTCGGATCTTGCGGATGCATTTTGTATGTGCCTTGACGCCGTGGCCGCGGTAAAGCCTGCTTAAAAAGTCCTTGGAAATTCAAAAGAAGGAATGGCAACCATTCACCAAATGGAAGAGGTCTCTCGGCAGATGGGACCCCCCGACTTAGGGTTAAGCGACGAGATCGGTAATGTAATTAACCTGAACGACATGGGCGATGACCTTGGAATGAGTCTTCTAGCAAACCCCAGCAAAGTCAACTCGAGTAACTCCGGCCAAACAGTAAATGTATCTACGAGTCGCTCTGAGCCGCCTACAATCAGCTTCTCACAAGCGGGCAGTGGAGGAGGCATTGGCCTACAGGAGGTTGATATTGCGCCCCTTGAGCCTCTGAATCTTGGTTCTGATTTTGGAAGTGCACCTGTAAATATTGAGATTCGCAAGGAGCAGGGCGGCGATGTTGGTGCCAATCTATTTTCCAATTCACAGACGGCTACAGGACCGGTCTTTTCACTTCCTGCGAGTCGTGACCCTGAGGCAGAGAAGAAGGAGAAGGTTGAGCTTATTAACAAGCTCCAGCGCCTAGAGGCAAAGGGTTTTCCCGTGACTCGTCATTTTACAATGGACAACAGCCTCGAAGAAATTAAGCAGGAGTATCTTCGCCTTGTAGATGCCAGGAATCTAGAGACAAGCCTTCGTTTTCAGCGTCAGATGACAATGGGCCTTGTTACGGGACTTGAGTGGATGAACAATAAGTTTGACCCTTTTGACCTGAAACTCGAGGGATGGTCCGAGTCCGTTCACGAGAATGTAGAGGATTTTGATGAAATCTTTGAGGAACTCTATGACAAGTACAAGGACCGTGGAAAGGTGGCGCCTGAAGTGCGTTTTGTCATGGCGCTAGCGGGTAGTGGCTTCATGTGCCATATGAGTAACTCTTTCTTCCGCCAGAAGATGCCGAGCATGGATGATATCCTGAAGAAGAATCCTGAACTGGCGAAGCAGATGGCTGCTGCTGCGGCTGCTCAGGCGGGTCCGGGTTTTGGTAATTTCATGGGCATGGCAATGGGTGTACAACCGTCCCAGCCGCAGCAATTTGGTGGAGCGCAGCAGACCTTCAGTGGGATGCCGATGCCCCCAATGCCGCCCATGGCGCCCCAGGTGCCCCAGCAGATGCCTCAGGCGGGACCGTTTAATAACTCCGCACGTGTTCCGAACATGCCGCAGCCGGTTGCGTCAGTTGAGCCTCCTCGTGTAGCCCGCAGGGAGATGCGCGGCCCCAGTGGTGTAGATGATATTCTAAAGACTTTTGCGGAAGTTCGCCAGGCAGAGTCTATGAGTGAGGTGTCAAACATGAATATGGCCCAGATGGGTTCAGCCACTGCGGCTGCGGAAATGCAGAGTGTTCACTCCGAGGATATTCGCAGCCAGACAGAGTCTGTTCGTACCTCGGGAGGTCGTCGCAGAAAGCGCAATGCGCCGATTCTGGGAAATGAACTAAGTATCAATGTATAATTTCATATGCGCATTTGTAAAATGCTATTATGAAAAATTCTGAAGAAGTGCTAAATTCTGTCCGTAAATCTCTTCAACCGGCGCAGGCTTCTCCTGCTTTCCTTCTGCAGCTGGCGGAGTCATACGCGCCTGCTTCTCACTGAGACGACGAAGAATTTCACCTTCTTCAGGTGTAAGACCACCACCTACAGGATTTATGAATTCTTCTTTTGCTTCGTGACCACCCAGATAAAGATCACTATTCTCATTGAAGAGGAAGGAGAGAAGTGCCAGTACAATGATGCTCATAAAGAGGGCAACGAGTACATTGCGTGTAGCGACGAAAATAACCGTAAAGACTAAAATACGCCGAACCCAAACTTGCTGGAAAAACTTCTCTTGTCCCTTTGAAACCTCAAGTTGAAGAAAGCGGCCGCCAAGATTCAGCATTAACATCATGGTTCCAATAAAATACGGATTTGTATTGAGACTATTTAGAATTACATCAATCGGATTTGAAACTTCTACTGCGGCTGCTACGGCAGCAACCACGGGTGCGGCACTTGCTACACTCATCTACTGATTCTTTTGTTTTTGTGTATCAGTTTCCAGCCAAGGCTTCGTAAGCCGTGAAAGGTCATTTAGATAGAAAAAGAGTGCAAGGGCTGCCATAATTCCAACCGTAGGGCACCAAGCAAGTGCTGCAATTAGAGTGACTACAAGAAACAAGCGCCAATAGGGAAACTTATATAAATAGACCCACTCAACCGGGTACGGTGTGTGAAATAGTGAACCTTCAAAAAGATTCCAAGCAAAAAAAGCAACTGTCACTATAATTCTTGCTGTTCCATCAACAACTCCTCCAGGACTGAGAGCACTTTCCCATGCCTCCATCTACCTGTATCGCCGATTATCTAGAGACACTTGAATTCTGAACACCTCCACCTGAACTGTAGCCACCTCGAGTATCATCAATCTGGCTCTCTCGAGTCACCTTCTCTTCTTCAATCGCCTTAGGATTCTCATTTAGAGCCCGCTCAACAAACCATCGCTTTGTCTTCGGTATAATAATTTTGGAAGTCTCACCGCCACTTCCAAATCCCTCCTCAATAGCGGCCATACGAGAGCCAATGAGTAGACTTACGGAGATTGCTGTTAAAAGACCCAGTATCCATCCGTATTCATTCGTAATAAAAACAACTAGAGCAAGCCCAAGGCAGCGTCCCAGAAATGAATCGGCCTGATGGTGAACAGCCTCAGGAATTGTATCTTTAAAGACAATAATGAGTACAGTAGCAATATACAATAGTAACATGATAGAAGATTTTGATTTTTGTATAAAGTCCAGCACGGCGCTTTGAAGTGTGGTCATTCCTATTGTCTAAACACTTTTCTTTGCTGACCACAGAGAGTGGGTCAGATGAACTACTGTTCCTTCGATGATGCCTTCCCACAAATTGGACCCACAGCCCCTGGTTGTAGGGATCAAAAAGGCAGCGAATTGGCTCGCAAAGAAGAGAGGAGAAAAGCAAAGCGCTGTAAGGGTCCGCCGATGACTTTTCTTGATTTAGATCCTGATCGTCCGGCTGTTCAGCGTGTGCCGTCTGTTCCACCTCTAAATAAAGAGACTGGACTCCGGGAACACGCACCTGTAGATGCTCCTCAAGCAGAGCCTTTTACAGCCGATGTTCCGTATGATTTAACAAGTGAAAGGCAGCCCGATGATGCTGGCCAGATAGCACGAAATACATTTCCCAAAATTCCAAAGAATACACAATTGATTGGATCCTCTACGGGAGCTCCAAAGTACTTTGGAACAAAATACAGCGATGAGGGATTTGAAAATCAGAATCTTACTATGCCTCCGCCACCCTTTACAAATGTGATTGGACAGGACCCGGCCTATTCTGATTTGAATAGCGCCTTCAAGCAAGGTGGCGGTGTTGGCAAGGCGAGTGCACTTGCTCCGACACCTTCTGTAAGTGATTTCTGGAAGCCGATGACAAAATCAGGTGCAAATACGGCCTTTTATGACCAACTACCGCCTCCTGGAGGACAGATGCCGAAGGGGACTCCAATGATAGATGAGACTGTATCAAAGAAACTGGATTTGCTGTTTGCTCGTCTCGATGATTTAGAATCACGACGGGGCGAGAATACGCAGACGGAGATTTTACTGTTTGTTATGTCTGGACTTTTTGTGCTGTTTTCAATGGATATTGTATCACGTCAAGCTGCAAGGATTCGCCTTATATAGAATATAGACTTGAAAGACCAATTGGATCTAATACAGCAGGTACTTTTCCTACACCTGGACGGGCAATTGCAGATAATCCTCCAGGAGCACCAGGGCCCGTAGGGCCAGGACCCACTAAATCACTCACTGTACGAAGAAACTTTATATCAAACATGTCTGAACCCTTCGGCATCTTTGATATAGGCAACAAACCGTCCAATAGACTCAGAATCTCCTTTCGCATAAAAAGTATCTGTCCAATTTTCTGCTTTTGAAGACTTACAATAGCTGGCGCAATTCCAGAAAATGTTTTTCTGAAAAGATTTGCCCGGTCAATTTGTAGTAGTTCATAGAGTTCTTGTAGGAATTCTCGTACAGGCTCACATTCATAGGCTAGTAATAGATTTTGCTCTTTGAAACATCTATTCATCACTAATCGAGATAAAAATTCACTACGCTTTTTGAGAAGACTCTCCTTACGAGTTTGAAGTTCAGTGAGTGGAGTAGGGCCCTTTGCCGAATCAATAAATTTTTGTGTAATTCCAATATCGGCAAAAAGACCATTTTCAGACTCTGAAAAAGTTCCTTCGTCCCATTCTTTTTGAATAGCAAGTGTCGGTTTACGAATTTCAAATACAGTTATACCAATTCGAACAGCCACCGTACCCTTAAGTTTCAGCACATACGGGTCCGGTTTTAATGGGAGTGGCGCAGGTGTTGGTGCTACAACAGGCGTTACAACTGGAGTAGGAGGCGTTACAACTGGAGTAGGAGCCGTTACAACAGGAGTGGAAGGCGCAACAATAGGCTCAGGATCTGTATCCTCAAATGTAAATAAAATATATTTGCGACGGAGATATTCTTTTGTATTAACTGCATTTTTAGGTGCATCTATTGAATAAAATGTATCAGGACTTAAGTTAAATAGTGATTTTGGTTTGTAAAAATCATCCTGTATATCAAACTTAATGAGACTACCCCCTGTATCTTTTGGTGTTAATCCAATAAAATCCTTTGGAACTTCGGATGGTGGAACAGTGAGTGGACTTATTAAAAAATTCTCTTGTTTTCCATTCTTCATAAATGGAATTGAAATGGATGCCGGTTCTAGAAAAAGAAATTTTTTCTCGGCTCTATCTTCGCGATGTTTTGGATCCCAGACAATTTGATTTTTACTGCCTGTGCGATCATATAAGAAAAAAACATCTGCTGATGTTTCGGTTACAAATTTTATATATTTCTTAAAAATCAAACTAAAAAGAGTAATATTATCAAGTTTTGAAACAAAAATATAGATAAATTTATTTTTTTTCACTTGGTCATTTGAAATTGTTTTAATAAATCGAAGGAAATTGTCCCACGAATAAATATAAAATATTTTCACTGGCTCTTTTGTTGTAATTTCATAATGGAATAATTTATTACGAGATTCATCAAATGTGGCTGGAACAGTCCCCCAGATAGCCTTTCGGTTATCAGAGTAGGCATCCAAAATTGCTACAGTTAAAAGAGTTGGTTGCTCCTGGACAATTTGCACTTGTTTAAGAGACTTCAAAGTGAGTGTAGGATATAATGCGCCTCCAGTCTGTATACCACCCCCACTTACAGGCTGTATTAGTGCTGGTACTGCAGGTTGTGGTAATAGACTATCCTGAGGACCTCCACCTATCATGCCGCCTCCCATCATAGGTGTTATAGGAACATTTTGATGCCCTGCATTTTGTAGAGCGTCTCCTAATAAACTATGATTTGGATCTCCCATCCCTCTCCTACTTCACTAGAAATTCACCGGCTTAAGAAATATCAGCGCGTAGCCAAGTAGCACATGGAGATCCTACAGCCCCTTCCGTCACCGCCCGTCTTTCGTCCTGATTCGGGGGAATCTGGTACTCGTAAGAAGAAGATTCACTGCAAGCAGGAACTTATTGTCAATAGTCTACAAAAGTTCTATACAGGTCGCACGGATATGAAGGAGGTACTGCCCATGCTAAAGGGCACATCAGACCTCTCTCTACGCCTTGTAGACTGGTTTGTGACCAACTATTCCAAGCGTCACAACACGGTCTATATTCTTGATGGGCAGGAGTTCCTCGTCTATACGAACTACAAGTCGCAACTCAAGGCGTATTCCAAGAAACTCTTTGACCCCTTCTGTCGTCGGGAACGAATCCTGTTTCAGATTCCTGGTGAGGAGCCGTTCTTGACAACGGTCGGCAAACTGAACTTCTTCCGTTGGGCCATTGAGAAGAATGTTTTAACTTATCTAAGCCTTCATGCTCCGACGATTGAGGCTGATATGAACAAGGCTATGAAGGAGCAGAATAAGGTGCGTAATTCAACGGCAAACTCTACAGATTCAACTGTGACTACAGTTACCACGGCCACTACATCCACCACTTCATCCGCACGCTCAACTCGCCGCCGGCAGACGGAGAAGGAGCCGCCGGCGGCAAAGCAGATGCAGAAGCATCTTATGGCGATTGAATTGAGATTTGACTAGCCGCAGGCGTAGACTAGCCATTATACTTTCGATATGTCTTCTCCATTGTATTTAGACGAGGTCGGAGGTCTTCATATGAGTTAAGAGTATCAAGTGAGTTTTTCGCAACATAATCCGGTTCAACATATCGCGTAGTGTAGGTGCGATTTAAAAGACGTTTTGACTCCATAAGCCCTCTATCCATCTTCTCTTCATAGACAGTGGCACGAAGTTCACGTGCTACATTAAATGGGTCCGTTACAACATCAAACCGATCAAAATACGGATTTTGACCGAGTTGATCACTCTGACCATTGCCTGCGACATATTGCTGATTCTGTAGATAGTTCCTGTCAGTTGTGCGTGTATTGATTGGATTCATATCCATAAAATAGCGCCCGCCACGAGGATCAGGACGGTCATTTTGAAGCTGTGGTCCATCTGTTTGCCATTGCTCTACATGAAGACTGTTAATCTGGTCAAGTGCGCTTACTTCACGACGACTTCGGAGACTCATTTGTGGTAATGGAATTATAGGCATACGCAATTGGGCTGGCGTAAGTTCAAGTGTCTCCATCTTAAGACTCTTTACTACTACATCTAGATGTTTGTTGTCCCCTTTTATACGAAATCACAATTACCAAGCCTTATTAAATGGTCACTTCTACCAATAACACTTTTCTTAGATAATCGTGGAAAACAGATTTGTGAAACAGAATCTCCTGACCAGTGGCTGGCCGAAAATGGTTTTGCCGTGAAGTCAAAATGGCGTGAAGGAAAAATTCTCTATGTAGAGGTTGAGCTTAACGCGATGGACCTTAAAAACTTCTACAGTTTTGAGGAGGTGACACGCACGCAGCAGAAGGGCACGGAGGAGTGTTGGCGGACTTTTTATCTTCTGAAGGCCGGTCAGGGTGAAACTCCGTCAAGTGTAAATCAGTGGAATGACTGTATCGATGAAGTCTTTGTAGAACCACTTGCTACCATTCAAAAACGGTGTGTGCCTTAAGGGGAGACGCATAATACTATTAGAATGAATTCGAATCGCTCGAAAACCCAGAAGCGCTCAGGCGCAACAGATTTGAGTGGCTCGACTTTTGCCGCAAATCTACATGCGAGCACGAATACATTCGTGAATTTTTTGAACCAGGAGGCGGATGATGCCTACAAGCGTCCGTGGCATCGTCTCGAGCGCGGACTTCGTCTTAATCGCCTACGAAAGTTCGTGGATGAGGAGGCAGTGCGCTTGACACTAACTGGTCCTGAGAAGACTGCTCTAGATGCGCAGATTATGAAGGCGAATGAAAAGAAACTCTTGAATAGCAAGAATGCTGTTATTTATGATATGGATGAACAGAAGATTAAGGAGATTAAGGGACTTGTTATGCATCGCGGCGCAGACGGAAAAGTTATGTTCCAGGTGCTTGAAAAGCGTAATGCTGTCACCTTTCGTAGGAAGACTTCTACCGTGGGCACAGAAACCAAGGAGGAGGCGGCGGTCTAAGCATAGCCAGCCTATAAATTTTAACGAGGACTACGCTCAAACAATGGAACAGTATGCTACCATGTTTGAATGTACAGGACAGTTTCTGAATGCAATCGAAGAGGTTCAACCTCCTCCATTGCATCCCACGCTTGGAGATACATGGTGGACCAGCATGGAGCGAGAACTTGCGACACTTATGAAGGAGAGTGAAGTGAGTGCTACATTCACCGAACAGACCTACGAAGTGTTTGATTGTTTTAAAATTGGGTATAAATGTCTTTCAAATGCCCTAGTAAAGATTGAATTTGATAGATTGGCACGCATTCAAGAATTACAGGCGAAACCACAGAGTGTGCAGCGTTCAGATGAGTGGTATCGTGAAGCAGCGGAACTTCTAACGGCAAGTGAACTCTACAATCTATTCGGTTCTCCCAGAGCTCGTGGTCAACTTGTTTTGTCTAAAGTGCCTCGCGAGGCGGCCACGCCAGGAGCTGCGCCGAAGAAATCCTGTATGACCGCGGAAATGACACCCTTTGACTGGGGTACTCGATTTGAACCAGTGGCTAAGCAGATTCTGGAGAGTCTATGGGGTGCAACTATTGTGGACCTTGGTCGTCTCAGACATCCTACAATTGCATCACTGGCGGCATCGCCCGATGGTCTTATTACTACGACTGACGCAAAACATCAGTCCCTCCTTGGAAATCTAGTGGAAATTAAGTGTCCCTCTTCACGAATTGTCGGCGGTGGTGTTCCACCAAATTATTGGTATCAGATGCAACTTCAGATGGAGGTTGCGGATGTTCCTGTTTGTCAATATTGTGAATTTACTATCAAGTCGGCAACGGCACGTGGACCTATGGAGGAGGCTCCACTCAATGCAACAGAGGGCCTACTATTTCTTCTACAGAATCATGATACACTTGATACAAAGTATGTCTATGGTCCGATTGGTGATATGAAATGGAACCCTACGCCTGAGGCACCGTGGCATGTTTTAGAGCGTATTCCGTGGTTTCTAGAGAAGTCGTGGATTCATCCTGTATATCGTGATACAGCATGGTTCCAATCAATTATACCTCTACTTGATGAATTCTGGCGCGATGTTGAGAAGGCGAGGCGAGGCGAGTTTGCCGCACCCGAATCTTCGGTAAAGCGTAAGTCAACGGTATGTGCGATAAGCGATTAAACTTATCTATAAGGAATATAAAATAACGGCGCAGGTAGAGTATTTAGTAAATAGTCTTTGTATTTATATGCGACTTTATGAAAAATTCGTCCAAGTAGCTCACTCCATTCAATCGGATAGTTTGGATTTGAAAGATAATTAAAATAGAATGATTTTTCTTTACAATCTTGAGGAAATTTAGCAGGATTATTTTTAAGTTCCACTAAGTTTTTATCTAAGACTGCGATCATCTCATTGTACCACTCCGTTGTTAAATCAGTTTGTGGTTTACAAATAAAAGCGCAAACACCAATTAATTCCCTCCACTTATTGCCCACAGGATTGTACGCAACACCCCCCTCTATTTCAGGATATCCGCATATCCATTGCCTACTTTGATTTAAATCTTCAAATGCCTTCTTCCAACTTCCTGATGTATTTTTAATATCTGTATATCCACCGCCGTAGAAATGCATAAAATAAGTTCGTAAGTAGTCAGCTTTGTGCGTTTCAGAAAGATATTCATAGGCTGGATGTAACGGGTGATTTGGTAGTATATATTTGTGTAATTCTCTTTTTGTAATTAATTGTACAGTACATTCAGTAGTATTTATTAAGTCTTCCAAACAATCTTTTCGATTTGAGGTAAATTCATTATCACCCGTCCAAAAACAATAAATTACATTCATGGTATAATTTATTGATTTTGTTTATTTAAATAATAATTTTAAAGCATGCTCGGTTTGTAGAAGTTATTGACAAGTTCATGGGTCGGGGCCGAGCATGAATCGGGATTTTTACGGCGATAATTATTCGTCAACTGACTGTAATTTCCAGTAAGTTGTATCCGATTCGCAAAATCACTCTCGTAGCATGCCTGCGCATTGAATGCTGTATTCGGCTGGTCATCGACAGCCGCATCCTCTAGGACGCCTTGAAGTAAGTGATACGGAACACGCGGATTCAGCATTGAATCGGCAGGCCCAGTTACATAGGGAATCGGCGTATTTCCTACAGGGGCAGGGGTCATATTCTGGAATCCACTGGTCGCAGTAGGCTTTGTCAGAATATATAGGAACAGAACTGTAACTAGAAAAAATAAGAAAATGACGGTCTTTTTCATTCTCTCCTCTACTAAGGCGTCGCATACTTGAGTGTATAGGCACGAGCCTTCTCATCAAACTCCTGCCGATTCGTCTTGTAAATATGAGCAATTTCAGGCACTAGAGGGTCATTAGGATTAGCATCTGTGAGTAGACTGAGAATACTCAATAAGACCTTACTTACTGTAAGCGCGGGCGACCATTGATTCTTCAGGATGTCAAGACAGATACCACCCGCAGAATTAATATTGGGATGATAAATCTTCGTAACAAAGGTTACAACCGGAGGTTTGAAGGGATAATCTACAGGAAATTGAATCTGAACTTTGAAATAACCTCCGGCATATGGACTATCAGCCGGACCAAAGATAGCGCCACTCCACTTGAAGAGGTCATCTCCTGTAGGTCCAGCACTGCAATTCGATGGCGGATCCTTAGTGAGATCCTCAATTTCCTTCTTGATGCGACGGAGGGCCATGGCTGTATGTAGTTTCGGTTATCGATTTAATGCGCATCAAATTTTTCAGTGCTTTAGTAGAAACCATGAACTTCCTGAACCTTCTTGCCGAATTCCTCGGAACCTTCCTCCTCTTAATAAGTATCCTCGCCACGGGCAATGCGCTGGTCATTGGTCTGACGCTCGCCCTCATCATCTTCTGTATCGGCGCCCTGAGTGGTGGCCATGTAAATCCTGCGGTCTCCCTTGCCATGTTTGTGAATGGCGCGCTCTCCGCGAGCGACCTGGCGGGCTACGTTGTCTCTCAGGCTCTGGGTGGTGTGGCGGCGGTGTATGTCTTTAAGGCGCTAGCGTAAGCCTAAAGTGATACTTCTATGACAGTTTGGACAAAGGTCCCATCACTCTGAATAGCTCAGTTGGTAGAGCGGGGGATTGTAGCGTTATGCGCTCAGCAATGGATCTCCCCAAGTCATTGGTTCGATTCCGATTTCAGAGATTTTTTGAAAAGGAGCTTCTTCTTCAAAAAATTTCTAGTCTATTCACACTATCTCTTGCAACGAGCGACCGCAAAAATAGCCGCGGCAGTTAAAAGTCCTGCCATAACCCAGGCCTCAGGTTCCCACTGGTTCCTGAAACTTTCTGTTGTTGTGATGGCATGCGTACAATCTCCACTAGGATGATTGCTTATGGCCGTCCCATCAGGACAAAAGATTTTTGCCGTATTGTTGAATTGCTCTTGTGTCAAGAAAATCGGCGACCCATCTGAATCAACATCTTGAATCCATTGAGTTTGCATTGGCTGACCACTGCTTCGGTCAATAGAGCCCACAATCCATAGCTTTCCATCTGAGGCCGCCGTCTTTCCTTGTGTATCTCCCACAGGCATTGTCACCTTCCGACATTTCGGATATCCTGATCCAAGAATCGCATTCATCACCGGCACCGGATTCAAGGCGTCCTCCGCATCTTCCATCATACCTGGAGCAAGGCCTCGAAGTCCTGGAAGTCCTGCCGATGCGAGGCCCGCCTTTACTTTGGGTCCAAGTGCTTCACCTGTTGGGATTCCATTTACGTAGTACCACATATCGGCGCCATTATCACACTGAAGTCCAGTCTTTATAAAATAATTTATACCAAGAGGTCTCAATCCACCCATTCCACTTGTTAGACTTCCGCTGCTCTGACCAAATCCAATCATATCCACGTAAAAGGCAGCGCCCTTTGTTGCATTAATCACATCATCCATGTTATTACCGCGATGAACGCCGACTGCTCCAGGAAGAGGCAGTTCATCTGCAAAATCATATTTGGGCCCAGTAAACCCGGGTGTATTTGTGCTGACTTGTGCCGTGGGGAGAATAGACATCCCTCCTCTGTTATTCTACGAGTAAAAGAATACCTATACCGAAAAGTGAGCAGATAACACCTACTAATTTCAAATAGGTGAGTTTTTCTTGAAAGAAATAGTAGCCGATTAAAAACATAAAGACTGTACTGAACACATTCCAGACAAAATTCACTATACCAATGCCCTGCCATTCAAGTGCCTTTGAAAGAAGAGGTACAACGGCACAGGCATAAATTGCCGCCGCATACAGAATATTCCATTTTCCTCCAATGCGCAGCAAACTCAATCCACCCGCCTCAATTGTACTTAAAAGCGCAATCCAAGGCATGGCATTTAAAAGATTGGTATCCAGCGGTATCATTAAATTTGATTGCGTTTTTCTTTCTGAAATTTAATCTTAAGAAAACTCCAAATGGATTCACTCTTTCCAGGTCGAGTTCACCACAGGCCAGTTCCAGACTTTGCCTGGAAATGGTGCGAGGATGGAGGGGAGGATGGAGGGGGAGCCGAAGATAACTTTAGCAAATCTACAAAATCAGTCTGCGCATGCGCCACATCTGAAGACACAATTATTCATGAAGATTTAAATGTATGTACCCTCTGTGGTGATGTTAAAAACAGAAGTATCGAGTCAGGAGCTGAGTATCGCTTCTTCGGGCATGATGACCGAAGCAGCAACGATCCGTGTCGTGTAGGAGCACCGACCGATTTCCGTTTTCCTTCTTCATCGTTGGGAACTATTATTCTTACAAAGAGTTCAGGTGGTCCGAGCACAGCTCGCGCAGCCATGGCTCGTATCCGCCGCTATCACACCTGGAATATGCTGCCATATCGTGAACGCGCACTTCTACAAGTCTACGAAATGCTCGCACTTGCCGCGACCAATCACGGCCTTGACCAGAGTGTCATTGATAATGCAAAGGACCTCTATGTTCAACTCGTGGAGCACTGCGATAAACGTGGTCTTTCACGCACAAGTGTAATTGCAAGTTGTATGTATGCATCTCTTAAAAAGGTTGGACAACCCCGAAAGCCGAAGGAGGTTGCGGACATGTTTCACTTGACCACGGGCCAATTTACCAAGTCTTTCAAGTATTTCCAGGAAGTCTTAGCTATTGCTCAGCAGCGTGGGCTTATCCAGGAGACTTCAACGCCTTCGAATTTGGAAAGCACCCGGGCTCGCGACTATATTCACTACCCGCTCAGTCAACTCGCAATTCCTCGTAATAAGTTCGAGGAGATTTCTGCGATTGCTACCACTCTCTGCGACTACATTGAAGATAATGAACTCAGTCCTGAGAATATGCCACCCTCGCTTGGTGCGGGTGTCATTGGCTTTCTTCTCCAACGCCGTGGCCTCACTGATGTCAGTTATGAGCGCATTGCGGGAGTGTGTGGAGTGAGTGAAGGTACACTACAGAAGTGTCTGCGCCGTCTCGAAACCCATAAGAAACGCCTTGAAACTTTAATTCCAAAGTCAGTCTAGAATGGGAGCGGGTCAATCAATCCCAGCTGGAATGCCTTCAAGGGAGGCATTAAAAAGCAAAACAGCTCCAACACAAGCCGTTATCAATGGTCTTTTTATCTGGATGTTAAACAATACAGATATTCAAGACCTTCTGAAGCTAGCAGACCAGCGCAGATGTAAGGACTATATTTTCTTTACAAAACGCGCCCTTGAAAAATTCTTTTTTGAACTGCAACTTGAACCGAAACTTGGAAACCAAGATATTCTCTACTTTGATTCAGTAAAACGGCTCACTTTTTCGGATGAAGAATCTCTTAAAGGGCGCGGTGATATCAAGAGCTATCGTGATAGTCTCTGTCTCCAAATTGCTTTTTTCTATGTGCGTATTATCCAGATTTTCGGCGCCCTTGCACTTACTGTCATTGATTCTCTTCCTGATGCCGAGGCGCAGACTGTCAATTTCCGTGCGGCCCTTCAAGCAAATCCCATGGGTCGTCGTGCACCACCGCCTGGATTTGTTGGTGGCCAACAAGGTGGTGTGGCCACAGAAGAAGACCGCGAAGAACTTGGTGAATTTTACACAGTGGCGAAAAACTACTTCACGGCCATTCCCGCCACAAATCTCTATGTTATTTCGTCGAGAACCTCTACAGCAATCCCTCGCGACCCATCCACCACGGTAGGTACGCTACTCTTTGACCCCAATAAGAATAAAAACCTGCTCTATCGTCCTCGTGCTGATATTTTAGTGGAGGCAAGTGTGTCCATTGAAAACCTTCGCGCAGGCGATTCCTATACGCTTCGTATTGATGATATAACAGTGAATGGAACTCGTAAAGATACATCCTACAATCTTGGATTTACAATAACGCGAGGAGGAGAGTATGCCTATAATAATACAAGCTTTGCAACTACAATTGCGACTGTCATGGGAAATGCGGCACGCGGAGCACAAGCACAGGCACGACCAGATGATGCTCGCCGTCGCACTGAAGGTAGTTCGGATGATGCGGGTGTTGTACAGGGTCTCTCCTACACAGGCATCTTCAAGTATCTGAAGGAAAAGCCGAAGGCGTACTGTGTAGCCCGCGCCATTCAACTGCTTAGCCCAACCCTCATTGATTCTATGCGTAAAGATACGCCCCTTAAGAGCAGTGTCTGTTTCTATTCACCTATGCCTGGAATTCCTGATTCTGTACCGAATTACGGCCAAGTTATCACAAAACACTCTCCAGGACTACGTGCCCTGAATCAACTCTTCTTTGATATGGTCCAGGGTAATCTACCCAAGATTAGCGAGGAGGTAAAACCGAAATACAAAAAATTTACCGAACTCATGCAAGTTATTTTTGCTCCGCCGCCGCCTTCTCGTGATGCGCCGGATCAACTTGACAAAGTGCTGAGCAAACCCTTCTATCAGTGTGAAACTCCTGAGGTAAAGGATAAAGAAATATTCGTCAAGAATGCCGAGGCAATTCGTAAGGTTCGTCAACATATTGCGTCTCTCTTATCCTACCAAATCAAGCACACTGCAGCGGTGATGCAATTCCTTCCGAAACTCTTTGTCCTCGATAAAGCGGGCCAAATCAAGGGCATTCAGCCGAGTGTGATGAAAGGCGGAATTCCGCGGGTCAATCAACTAGCCGATGAGGCGCGAAATATGCTGGCTGAGTACTATAAATTCTGTGAAGGCACCTATCGCCTGGGAGCCTTGGAAATCCTCAAGGCGCCCGGAAATCTTGCGATGCCTAGGCCTAAGTCAAGCTAAAGTACATATCACAGAATGGATTCATTTGTCTATATGAAACCAGGTGTTATTGCAAATGATGGTCTTAGACTTTTTCATGAACTCGGTCCAGGAGGGTTTTCTGAAAAGTTTACAGGTGTATTAAATGGAGAGACTCTTTTTACTGTCCCACCTGGTGAATATATTTACTATACGGAGAAACCTAAGTTCATTGAACTTGTAGATGCAGTAGAAGAAAATCCCTATCATCTATTTTTTTATATGATAGCGCGTTTTTATTATGTAGATCACGGGACAAATTCTATTTATTACTATTATCCAAATTTAAAAAACTGTTATCTTGCTGAAACAGCATTAGCAAATCTTCCCGCACGATTTCATCGTGAATTTGAAAAGAATCGTGATGAATATGAATATACACAACTTCCTGGTCTCGATTGGAAAACCTATACAGTTGAAGAACCTTGGGCATATAGGTATGTGTGTGATTTATTTGCACCTCTCTGGGCATCAACCCTTCAAATAAAAGGAAAATACATCTATATTTCCAGAAGTAGAGGACAACGCGGAACTCGTATTATTTTAAATGAATCTGAAATCAAAGAGGATATGAAACGGCTTGGAGTTTCATTCTATTACATGGAAGATCTGACATTTCAAGAACAGATTCGACTTTTTCGCAACTCTGAGCTTATTATTTCATCACATGGCGCAGGACTCTCCTTTTCAATCTTCTGTGAACCTGGTACACAAATTATTGAAATTTGGAAGGATTTGTCTGAAAATCAGCATTATAACGATATTGCAACAAAATGTGGCCTTCGATTTAATCGATTTACAGATGTGGAGTTTTTTGAAGGGCAAAAGGGTGCCATGCGCCTGAATACAAAACATTTTCTTGAAACACTACAATATTTTATTAAAACCAGAACCACGGCCGAACCGTGAAAAAACGCCGAGGATTCAGATTATATATATAATAATAATATGCCGCGTCTTTTTTCCAACCCATTGCTTTTTCATGAAGAAATGTGCTGTCCATAAGTATTATCTTATAGCCAGTACAATCAAGGATTGATTCAATAGCAAATGCCGACTCTTCTTTTGTAGGGGCACCAACCGACCAGTAGGAGAGGACTTCACCCATTCGCCGTTCTGTACCTTTTTCCACAGAAAAGGTGTCTGTAATTGCGAGATAAAAATCGTATTTTTCTGCTGTGTATTTAAAAAGTTTTGTATCGCCTGAAATCTGATTCGTAAAGCTAGCAATTGTAAATGGTTGGTGCTCTTCTTCAATCACTGTCTTCTGTAACCAATTATCCGCAACTTTTACTTCTTCAACTGATTGATTTTGACCCGGTTTCATAACATATCGTACAATATACTGTCCGCACCATAAGGGAGGTAGGCTTCGCAAAGGTGTTAGTTCCTTCTGAAAGAAATGAATAAGTCGTCCATGTACACTTGTAAAATGGCGAATATATCGCAACAGCGTTGAGCCAAGTCCAGATTTCTGTAGGGAGGGCACAACACAAAAGAAATCAATAAATCCGGTGTTGCGAATGGATGAGGAGCGCATTTTCCTGCCATTGCGTTCAAATATACGACAATCTCCAAGAGGACGACTGGCGCAACATCCTAAAATCTCTCCAGTTTCTCCCATGGAATATACGATAATCCAGCCTGAAGAGAGACCGCGACGAATACGGTCTCCTCTTATTACGCATGAGCTGCGTTCTGTAATTTTAAAATGCTTTCGCAGAAATGCGGCAATCTTTTCAGAATCTTTGTCGGTAGCTTGACGTATTGTATGCGAATAGGGACCATCAGGTCGAGATATTTGTCCTCTTTTTAATGGAAATGCGTGCGTAGTCCCCTTACAAAGAAGAGTAGACCAGAAAAAATCGGACCAAGTAGGTCCTGGGCTTTCGCTCCAAAAGGACATCCTACTGAAAGAATATAGATATACTCTAAGTAGAATGCAAAACGACGCTTCAGGAAATGATGTACTGACAAGTTGGCCCGGCGGCGTAGGTACTCTTGCAAAGATTCCTACGGGACCGGTTAGTGTTGGTGGACGCAGACGCACACACCGTAACCGCAAGAACCGCAAGCAGACTCGCAAGAATCGCAAGAGTCGCCGCGTAAATCGCTACCGTAAGTAGATGGGTTTCTTTGATTGGCTTACAGGCAAGAAAAATGCTCCAGCAAATAACCGCAAGAATATGCTCCCGGCCGCGCCTGCGGTAAATGTAGCTGCTGCTGCGCCTCCTTTTGGCCAACAACCTACAATGGGTGGTCGCCGCTCTAGACACACCATGAAGAATCGTAAGACACATAGAGGTCGCAAGGCTTCGCGTAAAAATCGCAAGTGCGGTTGGTAAAAATTGAGTTATAACTTGGAATGTTTTAAAGTAGAACTCTAAAACATGTCAGATAGCCAAGAAAAACCCGCACGATGTGCATTCCCCGCCTGTAAGAAGAAAGTTGGTCTTCTCGGATTTACCTGTAAGTGCGAGAAGACATACTGCTCTGGTCATCGCCAGGCAGAAATGCACCTCTGTACATTTGATTATTTGGCCGAATCAAAGGCAAACCTACTGAAGTATATGAGTACGGCTGTTATTGCACAAAAGATTGAGGCACTATGATAACTGCTCGCGCAAATATAAGACAATTAGGCTAGGCGACCATTTCCCCATCATTTTTGTTCTCCGAGGGTCATACCATGCTAGTGCGTCCTTTTCACGCACATCCTTGCGCATCCGCGCAAATGCCTTCGGATGCTTATTAAGCCATTCAAACTCGGCTAAAGCATTCTCAATCTCACCCACAGTCACAGTTCCACGGAAGCAGTGATACTGAAAATAGGTATTGGGTGGATAATCCTTCTCCTGCCCCTGTAAAACAAGTCCGGTATATTGTAAATTATCAATCTTCTTAATTTTTGCCTCCTCTTCAACTTCACGGGCAACATTCTCCGCCAAAATATCTAAAATACTCCATGTCGGATGCGCAAGTCCATCCTTTCCCTCCATTTGCCCTTTCGGAGGTTCCCAGACGGCTCCATTTGGCCGAGCCTGATAGCGTTTCACAACAAGAAATCGCTTCGGGTCAGGATTTCCCTCTTCATGAAGAAAAGTACACGCACGAAGAAATACCTTCCAACCCTCCGTAGGATGTTCTACATAGAAATACCGCTTATGAGGAGCAAAGGCTAGACGCTCAGCACCGCGTCGGAGACCTGGTTGATGGACATCAAAAATCTTACTCATGTGTCTCTACTTCTTACGGATGCTTAAAAATCAGCAAGTACGCATATTCAAATCCTATTGTTGTCAGATCAACATAGGACTTGTATTCCCAACCGACTGTCTTTGCCGTCTTTACAATCTCTTCAATAGCCGGCATCACAAATATATGTTTTTGCCGCCGCACAGAGCCGTCCTTGAAACGAAAGGTCTCGCGAAACTCGGCTACAGGATCAATAAGGTCGAACTTGCCCTCATATTCAAACTTATCAAAGGTGACTTTACTCTGTGTGACTCTCTCCTTTGAATACTTCTGAAGACTAAATCCCATCCACGGCGCAGAGCTATCCAACATCGGGTCGAACTTGTATTTATTTACCACCTCCACGGCAATCATTCCTCCAGGAGCCACCCATACAAAGAGATTACGGAAAAGGGCTTCAATATCATGGATATAGTAAGTTACAAAATAAAAGACAATCGCATTTGTCACTTCACCAGGTGCTAGTGCGCTCGGATTGAGAAGGTCCGATTGACGATACTCAATACTATCTTTTTGCGCCTGGGTTAATGTAGACTGTTCAAGAGTAACCGTCTTAGCACGGTGAAGCATCGCAGGGCTTACATCGACCGCAATCACTTTTGCGGGGTTCATTTTAGCCATGGCCGCAGTAACAATGCCTGTTCCGCAACCGGCATCCAAGATTTGCATATCGCTGACCTTTTTTCCTTCAAGACTGAATGCATGAAGTGCGAGTCCAAGTTCGGATTGAAGACGATTTGAGCCTTGAGCAAGTTGGTCGTAGACTTTACTATAAAAATCGTCAAATAGTTCTGGAGCCTCAAGCCACTTCACTTCAGATTCAGTGGCCATTGTGGCTTTTGCGTCTTCAAATCCTTCCGTTGAGGCCCAAGGCACCACCTTATTACGACTTATCCATACATGCACTAAATAATGAAGTAAAAGTAATCCAAAAACAATTAAAAAGAGAATTGTTGTTGGCTCCATTGCGTAGCACTACCTACTTCTTTAGTGTCTTTTTGTTCGCACCACTCGACCGCTTACGACATGTAATGGCCCTCTTCGATTTCGCACACCCACTCCGATGGTCCGCAAGTGTACGGCACAAATCGGCAAATCGTGTACGATTCTGTAATTCAAGTTGTGATTCCATTGTACACCGTAATCGCCAGAGTGCTTTTAAAAGTGCCCAGCGATTTCCTGTATGTGTTCGTAAACTTACTTTGCGAGCCTCCTTCTCCCAAAGTCTCCGCCATTCAGGATATGGTAAAGTATCTCCAATCACAGCCCAAAAACGGCGATAATAGGGAACCCGCTCTTCAGGCCGTAAAAGATTCCATTCGTTCAGGTCCTCATCTGTCATACCGGGACTTCGTGGAGGTGCATCAGGAATAGGACTCGTGTTGCGTGATTCTTTACAAAGTGGATGATTTTCAGCGATGCTAAATAAAAAGGTCCATCCAGGAAAATGTGTCTGCGTACATCCACTTGAAAGAGAATCCATGTAAAATGTTTTTACAGATTCAAAGGTCGGATCTTCTGCGACAGCTTGACCCTGTTTACGGAGTTTATCATTCACACAATTATGAATTCTCCAGAGCCACTGAGAAAGGGCTTCACGCCCACTCAAATCAATTGGGTCACTCTTCATGTAGGTTGTTAAACTAGCACGACAGAACTTACAGGGTAATACAAAGGGTAGCATTTCAAAAAGTTCTTTTACTGCCTCTTTTTGCGGAGGCTCATATGCAAATGTAATTTGATGGAGACATTCCCATCCTGATGGACCCCAGAATCGTGTATCCATCCCCCCCTACTTTTATCTTATAAAAGAGAAGTAGAAATGTTAGGGCTGATTCTTATTATAGTCCATTTGATTTGTATCCATGGAACAATTCTCATGCTGACATTCAGCACAAGTCTTATTGTAGTTGCCTTGATGACCTTTTTCACATTTATAGTTTTTGTGCAATGTCTACTCTTTAATGGATGTCTGCTAACTCACCATGAAAGTCTGGTTCCTGGCATTAATCAGAAAATGACAGAATTTGTGAAGAGTCGCCTAGGTGTAAAATCCGAGATTCCCAACGGATCTTTGGAAAAAGTCTTTGTCGGTGTTACACTCTTTTTCTTTTTAATTAAGTTAACGGCACTCTCTTTTGGCTGGGTTCCCGTTCAAAAGAGAATCGACGGACTTTTTCCGAGCGTTTAGTGAATACCACAGAGTAGAATGGAGCGGGCCAGCGAGTTTATCAAAGCCTATGGTCCTTTTCTAGTCATTACAATCACCCTCTTTACGTATCTAGGTGTACCTGAATACAGTTGGCCTATAGCTTTTTTACAAACACTTTTTCTATTATTTTGGTCCTATGCTGGACACCGTTGGTGTCATATGCCTGATATGCCAGTTTACTTGATAAATCCGCATGTACAGATTCATCACAATCATGCGATTGACCTGCCCCGTTGGCTTGGCCTGATACTGGAGGCCTTTGTAAACTTCTTTGGATTTGCTGTACTACTAGTCGCAGAATGGCTTCTTGGAGTGAAAGTCCTGAGTACATGGATTGTCCTCGCAGCCGCTTTTTTGTATATCTGTATCCATATTCTTGATTACAGTATCTGGCCAAATCCTGAACATCAGTCGCATCATGCCAAGGCAAATTGTAGTTATAGCCCGCAGTTCATGGATGTCATCTTTAATACACGATGTGACCCCGAGGCTCCTTATGATGATTTTAATCTGAAGATTCCGCACGCCATTGTCAGTTTTGCTCTCGCATTCGCACTTCGTGAAAATGAGATAACAAGAAATTGGTTTGATAGCTTCTATGTCGCAATTAACCCTACGCGTATGGGTTGAATTCCAGCCTTTGAATATACATACGCTTTAATATAAGTTGTAACAGCCATAAGAATCAAAAAAAGAACAAGAAATCCGAAAAAAGTGCCAAGTGATAAACCGAACACTTTCATTCTAGAAAAAGGAGAGATTTACGCCATGCCAAAACCACTGATTCCGAGAGGAGCCAGGTAGGGGCGGACAGATGAGGCCGGCGTCTCCTCGGCCCTGCACTTTACCGTGGTCGGCGGGCAGACAGGACGCGGGCACGGCGCAGGCGGCGGGCACTTGGTCGGCGCAGGGCACTGTACATCGGGGCAACGAGGACGGGGGCACGGCGGGCACTCACCACACTGCTTAGAGCAGGCACTGCTATCAATGATGACCGGCTGCGGCTTCGGGATACTGCTCTTAAGCACATACTTACTTAAATCAGGGACTGGAGGACACTCTGACTTAAGCATATAATTGGTCATATCAGGGCACTGTTGACACGGCGGTATCGTTGACTTGAGAACATACTTGCTCATATCAGGCTGCATACACGGAGGGCATTGAGGACCCGCCTGGCAGCCACACGGACTACGCCCACAACGGCTGCAGCCACCGGTGAATCCTTCACTCTGCATCTTTTTGAAACCGGCACCCATAAAGACACCCAGGAGGAGGGTGACTAGTAAGATGAGTCCTGCACTTTGTGTGGTATTCATTCCTTTCCTACCTAAGAAGGGTTTTTATTGCTTCCAGCCAGGCCAGTCAACGGGAGGACATCCACATGCCTCGGGGAGTCCTTCATCCAGTGTTGTCTTAAGACGATTACAGACCATTTTTGCATACCCGCGCCAACTAAAATCCTGACCAACCTTGGAGACATTGGCAAGACAACCAAAATCGGCGGGGTCGAGCCCACGGAGACGCACAGATTCGCAGATTTGTGAGGAGCGGTCCTTCCAATTAAATTGCTGTGTTGGCGGTTCAGGTAGAGTTGGACGAACGCCGGAAGTTTCCCCACTTTGTATTTGTGCTATAGCCTGGTCAAAAGCTCCGCGTGTTGAAGAAGGCATCTGGAGTTGAGGAGAGCCGAGTTGGAATTGTTGGCTGCCAACATTTGTCGTAGCCCCTAGGCTTGAACCATTTACAGGTGAGTACTTCATG